CATGGACCATACGCTCCTGTCTCTGGATTCCCACTCTGGTTCCTGGAGCAGGGTCGCAAATACATTGGAGTAGAACCAGTAGCATGTATGAGACTCGGCAGTATGTTCGGCCAGGCCTACACGTTGGCTTTCATCGTACAGCCAGTACACCTGGTACTCAGCATCCGAGAATTCGGGGTCGAGGTTTCCACGGAACACTTCGCGTCCATCGTACGTGTACTCTTCCACATCGGTCCCCAAATCAAAGTTTGCGATATCGGTGTTTACGGGGTATAGCACACCCGTCCTTTTGTATGACAGCATGCCGATCAATTATGGTTTCACGATAAGTTTTATAAGCAAATATCCCGCGAGGATCTCCAGGAGTTTGACCAGTGTATGCTCGAAGGAGTTTCCCCCCCTGATCTCTCCCTGGAAGCCGAAGAACCGGACGTCGTGGAGGTACTGTAGGATATGGTACAACAGCAGAAGGGGTATGATCGCGGGAAGGAAGTAAGCTATGCTTCCCGAGAGCACATGTATAACAACGTAGATCGGATCCTTGTACCAGATCCGCATGTTATGAAAACGATACAGTAATTTTTACGTCGTGTTTCTTCAGCGACTTGGTGGCCGAGTGCGAGAGCTCGTGCCGCTTCTTGCGGGTATGCTCGGTCGCAGTGGTCTTCTTATCCGTCGTAGACATCCGCGTCTCCATGTCTGCGTGGATATCGTCGCGGTGAGAAAATAGGTAGTCGATAACATCGTCCTCGATGGCCCACGCAAAGAAGTTCAGCTGTCCTACAGTGGTGGACACCCCGTGGAAGTTCACGCGGGTCCAACGGCAGAAGGGGTCGAACATCTTCTTGCTGTAGGCCTTCAGGTGGGACTTGTAGGCAAGGTAAACAATCACATGCTTCCCGGACTTGGAGATGTAGGACACGTTGTTCATCTTCGAATAATTGGTGACAAACCAGTCCAGAATACGGAGGGAAATGTTGGTCTTGTTCTCCAGGATATTGCGGAGCAGGGTTAGGCGGTCGGGCGTGTAAAAGGATTCAAGGCGATGGAGGACCCAATCTTCTTGCGTAGAGATTTCGGCTGTGGTCGTCATTGTTTAACCGCAGGGGTTTTCTGTAAATCGGATTACGCGTATCGCTTGTGAACGATATAATAATGGAAGTGTTTGAACTTCCTCTGGATGCCTGTACCCACCTTACCCACCGAATCAAGAAAATCTGCCGGGATCGTGGATACCACTACCGGAATTATAAAATGCAGGTATATCGACTTCTGGCTACCGACTTGGGTAAGGTGTGGGCCCGTCGTCGGGCGATTCATCGCGTCCTCCGCGACTACGGAGTCGCCGACCAGCGGTCGGATAGCTGGCACCTCCGTCGCTCGGAGATGATGACGGCGTCCGAGATCACCAAAGCGTTCAAGACGGCAACTCCGTCAGGAAAGAAGGAGCTGTTGATGCGGAAGCTTGATGGACCCAGGACGAACGATGGAGGGCCTATTACTGCCTGTCTGTGGGGTACGCAGTTTGAACCTCTGGCCAAGGAGATTTATGGGGATATTCAGGGAGGAGCAGAGATCGTAGATACGACGTGCGTTGTTCATCCTATCTACAAGTTTCTGGGTGCGTCCCCTGACGGTATTGTCCTGACAAGGGAGAAGATGGATTATCGGTGGGGAAAGCTGGTAGAATTCAAGTGTCCGATATCCCGCAAGTTCACACAGGAGACGCCCATCCCTGATGCGTACTACCACCAGATGCAGATGCAGATGGAGTGCTGTAATATTGACGAGTGTGATTACGTGGAGATGCAGTTCAAGACAGTGGGCAGAACAGAGTGGAACGCCTCGGACTCACCGTACAAGGGTGTGATGGTGGTGTACGACGACGGCAGGATCTCCTACAAGCCAAAGGAGGACAATCCGGACGTCTGGAAGTCGAAGATTGAGGGCGACGAGCACCGGGTAGTTTGGTGGCTCCTGGCGAATATCAGGATCGAGAATGTTCTGCGAGACCCCAATTGGCTGAAGGATCACATAGACGAGTTCAAGGAGTTTTGGGATATGGTCCTAGACTGTCGGAAGGACCCGTCTAGAATCGAGCATTATATCCCTCCCACTGCCCCACCCGCACTCCCAGACGCTGCCCCTTCGGCGGCTGGTGGGAATCGGGAGCCCGCAGGTGGGTTGTCCGCTGGGCGTACGATGATAATTCACCTAGGGCCTGAAGTTTCTGAGACGTGCGATCTAGAAACTCCGGGACTCCAAACGTCTCCCGAGACCCAGCAAACAGAACTCCCACCACAATGAGTCCGACAATGGCAAGAGCTAAGAGTCCAGAGTTTTTCATGACTCGTTCTATTGTAAAACGGATAGAATTAAACCCATCAGGAAACAATAATACAACGATGCCGAGCACCGAAGATGTCCTGAAAACTATGCTCCAGCAGCGTGGTGTCAATACGTCTGCCCCTGAAACGATCGATACGGATTTTCCAGCGACTGTGACCAAGTACGGCGACACATTGGTGTTCATGAGCAACCGTACCCGCATCACCGAGGATCAGGTTCTGCGTCTAGTTTCCTTGACCCAGGAGCACGGCGGCACCCGTGGAATCGTGGTTGTCCAGATCCCGCCATCCGAAACGATCATGGAAGCCGTGGCGGCTCAGAGCCATATTCTCCAGATCTTTCACACAGGCCAACTGACGTTCGATATTACGACGCACCGTGCGGTTCCGCAGCACCGGATTCTGAACCCAGAGGAGACCAAGAGTTTCCTGACGCGGTTCGGGATTTCGCTGGACGCGATCGCGAAGACGATGATCGCCGATCATATCCAGATTAAGTCTGAGGATCCCCTGCTTCCACAGATTGCGATGAAGCACAAGGAGTACATGCCTACTCCCCATATCTGGTCGCAGGACGCACCGGTACGTTGGATCGGCGGCCGACCGGGGGATATTATTGAGGTTCTACGCAAGTCTCCCGACGCGGGTGCGACGCCGTATTACCGATTTTGTGTGGCCACTGTATAATATAATGGGAGACCGTTCTACCTTTGAAAAGATGATGGACGAGTACAAGTCCAACTATGTCCAATTCGTAACGACTGGAAATGAAGCGTACAAGACCGCCTACAAGAACGCCCAGGACGCCATCGATAAAATGCTCACTGCCCGCCGGACGGAGGTACAGTCGCAAAAGGCGGACATGCAGCATTTTGTCGATTCATACAAGACCGGAAATGATGAAATGGGAGAGGAGTACGACAAGGCCGCGGAACTTCACCAGAGTGCTCAGAAGATTGCGGACGAGTACGATGCGGCCAAGAATCGGTATGATCTGTACACTGAGAACACTCCCAAACTCCCGACCATAGATATATCCAACGGATACGCTATGATTCTCCGTATCGGTATCGTTCTTATTTTGGTACCTATTATGTTTCTGGTGGCATTCTGGTCTCCGCAGATGAACCCTTTTTCGTCGTCGGCACTGCGGCCAGGTCAGCCGTTTGAAATGAATATTACATCGCCGAGGGTATAGTTGGCAATTCCAGGGGAGGAATCGAGCTGACCGCACTCTGAACGTTTGTCATGAGGGATGTGAACGTGAACATCACGAGAAGGAGAACAAGCATGCCAAGAATTGCGATAATATAAATGTAGTATGACTGGGTAAAACCGCCGCCAGATGAGAGGGTGGAATATACCGTGTTCAGTTTTGACACTTCATCTTTTTCAGCGAAGAGCATCCTAAGATCACTCTTGAACTTGTCGAGATCCTCTGCGAAATTAATTGGCGGCATCTTTCCGAGTGTTGCCTGGCCTGAAGCATACATCTGCTGGATAGACGCCACAATCGTCGACAATTGCTGATTCATTTCGGTAATTGTGGATATAAGCTTAGCCCGGCGGGTCGGGTCCTGGGTCTTTACGGCCTCTGAAAGTATCTCATTGTACTGTTCACGGATCTGGTAGTACTGTGAAAGTGCGTTGTCGGTCGCACTCTCCTGCTGCTGTAGGGCCTTGTTCCACGCCTCGTTATCCTTGTTTTCCGTGATCACTGCCTCAGGATCCAAGGTCGTAGAATTCCAAAGGTCAGATGAATCAGAAGGGTTCATTACAAATAGACATGAAATTATCGTGGATCTATATAACAAGCAGATGGCAGAGTATGCCCAGGATTTTCAGACACAGTCTCAGGGTCTTATGAGTTATATTCAGGGACAGCTTTCAAGCATCGTGTCGTGGACCGCCTTGCCCGGACAATTGAACAAGATCGTCGTGTCGCCTACGGGGTTTGTGTGGGGTTTCAATTCAGCGGGAAACGTCTATACTTGTAAGGAACCGTGCGACGGTGGAAACTGGAAGGCGGTACCGTCTCCTCCGAATATGCTTGGACTGCCCCTGGACATTGCGGTGGACGATCAGAATGTGTACATCCTCTACAACAGCCAGTCTGCGACAAAGCCCGGATGCCCTCCAGGTGGTAAGGGAATCACAAGTGTGAAAACAAGCGGAGGATACAAGATCCGTCTGTACACAAAGTCAGAGTGCGACAGCATCGGAGGAAACTGGATTGGAAACGGTGCCCGCAACTGGGGAATGAAGACGGACGCAGTGGGGGAGTGCTACGGTGTTCCAGGAGGAAACCCGAGCTTTTGTAGCACGGATCAGTCTCCATCCCCCGAAGCTGCGGCGGCGGCTGGTGAGTCTGTAGGTTCGTCTCCGTCTCTGGAAGGAGTTTCACTCGCGTTCTCGGTACAGTCCGTGGAAGGCTCTGGGAGCTGGTCGTCCCCCAAAGCTATTCCTGGAACCCCGCCCGTCAACCCAACAATCAATATTACTGATCAGTTCATTTTCGTGGGAAGCCAGGGGTGCTCGAAGCCGTGTACTACAGGATCGTGGGTCCCGATTTCCCAGCCTGCGGGAAGTCAGGGAATTGTGGCGGCAAGTTCGGGAAACACGTACGCACTTGCGTCGGCTGCGAACGGCGAGCAGAAGATTTACCAGAGTTCGGGAAATGGACAGGGAGGGTGGTCAGAACAGGGAGGAATG